AGCATTTGAAGCAACACCATGTATCAAACGATATCTGTTCAGTCATGTGGAATCTCGTTTCTTAGAGATACATGCAGATGAATGGGACATAGCAGTGTTACTGCCTATGGAATCCTTTGTGGGAGCAACAACAAATAAAGTATTTGCAGACTCAGAGGACAAATTTTAATGATACGAGAATTTATTTCTAATATTGAAGGAAAAAAAGGGTTAGCTAAAAATAACCGATTCCAAGTTAATATGGTTATACCTGCGGCAATAACAGTTGATTATAAGTCTAAGGATCTAAGTTTACTTTGTGAATCGACTGAACTTCCAGGCAAAACATTAAATACAGCAGATGTTAAAGTTTACGGTCCGACTTATAAAATCCCATATCAAAAACAATATGCGGAAATAAATTTCAATTTTCTTTGCACTAATAATGGCAACGAAAGACAAATATTTGATAAGTGGATAGAATACATTATGCCAAGTCAAACAAATAATATGAGGTTTCCAAGAGGCACTAACGGATTGGGTGGAGAGGGATATCTAACACAAATTTATATTGAACAATATAATGATTATTCTGTTTCAGAATCCAAAGGATTAGAAGATACTGACAATGGAGAGTTATTGAAACATATACAACTGATTGATGCATTTCCACTTGGATACTCAGCACAAGCATTGAATTGGGGTGATGATGGATTTTTACGGTTGACAGTTCAATTCAGTTATCGTCGTTTTATTGAATTAAAATAATTAATGGAGTTATACTATGTTACCAAAACTTGATGTACCAATATATGATTTGACTTTACCTTTATCAAAAAAGAAAATTCAAATTAGACCTTTCTTAGTCAAAGAAGAAAAAATATTTTTGATGGCAGCAGAAGCAGATGATGAAGATTCTATTCTATCTGCGGTCAAACAGATTGTAAATAATTGCTGTTTGACCGAAAGTGTTGATATTGAATCACTGCCCATTTCAGATTTAGAATATATCTTTTTCAATCTACGAGCTAGGTCTATTAGTGAAGTGGTAGAACTAAAATATAAATGCAATAATAAAATTCATGTAGGTGAAGAAGAAAAAACGTGTGGGAATTTAGTTGAATTTGAAGTCAACATCCTAGACATCAAACCAGAAATTCCTGAGAACCACACCAACAAAATAGAATTGACTCCAACAATGGGAGTTGTTATGAAGTATCCCAACTTCAAAATGCTTGACAAAATTTCTTCTAAGTCTGAATCAGAAATATTGATGGAAACTACGTTGGGGTGTATTGACTATATCTATGATGAAGATGAAATACACTATGCCAAAGATGTAACTAAAAAAGAACTAACAGATTTTCTTGAAAGTATGAGTCGTGCTCAGTTTTTAAAGTTGCAAGAATTTTTTGAAACAATTCCTAAGATATCAAAAGAAATAGATTTTAAATGCGGTAAATGTGGGTATGAAGAAAAAATGGTTTTGGAGGGAATCCAAAATTTTTTCGACTAATCCTTCGGCATGATAGTTTGCAAAATTACTTTGAGACAAATTTTGCATTGATGCAACATCACAAATACAGTATTAGTGATTTGGATAATATGATGCCGTGGGAGAAATCTCTATATGTTAATATGCTCATTAGACACATTGAAGAAGAAAACGAAAAAATAAAACTACAACAAAGATAAGATATGGCAACTTTTACAGACATCGTTAGGAAGCAAAGAAAATCAGGTGAAGGTATGGGAAGTTCACTAGCAACTGCGTTTAGTGAACGTGCCAAAGAACGCCTTGACCCACGAAATTATTTGTTCAATAAGAAAGGTCTTCTAACTGCTTTAGTGCCAGGATTAAAGGGGTATCAAGCGGGAGGAAAGAGTGCTGAAAAATTAAAAGGTGGTGGTGAATCTGGAGGATTGGGTGCGGGTGCCGAATCAATTCTAAACACAATTGCTGATCGTTTGACTCAATTGAAATCACAGTTTAGAATGGTGGCGAAGAATTCACTTGTATTACCACAGATGGCACGTGATACAAATATTACAAGACAAAACATACAGAAGCTTGTTAAATTACAAGGTGGTGAAGCATCCAATAAAGCAGATATGTTTTTTAAACGATCTGCTGAAAGAGAATCTCAGTATGAGAATGCTATGAAAGAAGGCAAACCTACTTCCGCAAAAGAAGATGGGAAGAAAGCAGATGACAAGGAAGGTTTCTTTAAAAAAATATTCAAATTTATAATGCCAATTGTAGGTATATTAGTTAATGCTGTGAAATCAGTAGCAGCAAGTATAGTGAACGCCATCAAAGGTATTGTAGAATTTACTAAAAACATTCCTGCACTTACTAATGGTTTAGGTGCATTGGTTAGATTTCTTGCTCCTGGTGGTGCTTTACTTTTAGGATTGTCTGCATTAGGTGCAGCAATTTGGAGTATTGATAAGTTGATGGATATGGATATAGAACGAGCAAGAAAAGATGCAGAAGATAAAGCAAGAAAAGAAGGTAAGTCCGAAAGTGAAATAAAAAGAGCTGGTGATGAAGCAGTAGAAAGAGCAAAAAAATTCCAAAGTAGTGCGCTGTCAGGAGCAATGGATGACTCTGCTTTGGGTGCTGCTATCATGAATGAAACTGGTGATCCAGAACCTACTAAAATTACAAGTCCTAAAGAAAAAGGATACTTCTCACCAGTAAATCAAAAGTTACTTGCTCGTTCTGAAGTAAAACAGTTCTTAGGTAAAAGTTCTGCCGATTATATTTCCTCGAAAGAAGGGTTTGGTGGTAAAGCTTATTTAGACCCACCAAAGAATACAAAAAATCGATATGCACTTGGATATGGACATGTAATTCAACCACATGAAGTTGCACAGGGTTATATACAACTTTCTGATAATAAAAAAATTACAGTTAAAGGTTCTGGTGGAAAAGACACAACAATCACTAAAGATGAAGCAAAAGTTTTACTTCAGAGTGATTTGCCAAAATATGAAAAACTCGCTGCTGATCCGTTAGGTCCTGAAGCTTGGGGTAAATTAAATCAAGACCAAAAAACTGCATTAATATCTTATGCATATAATACTGGTAGCACACAATCTTTGGTGAATGCAGGTCTAAAAGATGCTATTATGAAAGGTGAATCTGCTAAAGCAGCAGAAATAATTTCAACTAAAGGAATAAAAACTTCTGATGGAAAATTTAGCGCTGGATTAGAAAAACGAAGACTGTCAGAAGGTGCTTTGTTTGCGGGTGGTGGTGATTTTAGTTATCAACCAAACCCACCAAAATCAATGTTACCAGCACCAGCAGCACCAGCAGCACCTCCAGTATCACCATCATCGGGTGCTATGGGTAGTCAGGTATTTCCTCTTAAAAAAGAAAGAGAAAAAGTTCCAGAGAAAGCAGCACCTAAAGATAAAAATTCAGGTGTAACTGTTAATAATATTGATAGTAGCACGACGAGTGTTGCTGGTGGTTCATCAGGTTCAGGTGGTGTTTTGGCATCAGTATATAATGATGCGTTGATAAATTTATTATTAGATAGAACTATATCGGATAAAATGATTGGATAAGAAAAACCCCACACTAGGTGGGGTTCTTTTTGTATACTACTGAGTTAATTTACTCAGTCTTTTTCTGCCAGTGACCTGAAGTATTCCAAGTCCTCATCTTCATCCAAGCTTGGTGTAGTAGATGCCTTTGTTGATGCAATAAAAGTATCTTCTGCCTTAGTCGTTACTGGTACAACACCGTCCAGACCAAGAATCTTATCCAACTTTGCTTTCAATACATCGTAAGACTTGAACTGACTTGGGTCAACAAACTCTTTGAGAGAGTATTCTTTCTTCCACAGTGCTTCCAACTTCTTGTCATCACCATCAAGTAACTCGGATGGTTTATCAAACTCGGACTTGTCGTAGTTGCGATAACCTTCGACTTGACGAATCTTGATCTTGAAGTTAGCACCAGCCCAAAAGTCAAACGGATTGAGTGGTGTCTCATCGGCAAACTCTGGATTCATTGCTTCTGAGATTTTGTCGAAGATTTTCTTACCAAACTTGTACAGTTTGATTTGACCTTCGTTCTCTGGATTTTTGGGGTCAGAGACTACTAGAATGTTTGCGATGTACGTCAAACGGCGTTTCTGCTTACGTGCGATTTCTTTGTTTGCTTCAATACCTGAGTTCCACAGAACAGAGTTATACTCCGATACAGGGTCTTTTTGATTGAGAGTGGTCAACGAGTTTTCGATGTACCAACCACCTGGTCCTTGAAATCCGTGATTCCAATAACGAACCCACGGTAATGCTTCATCACCATCTACTGCGGGTGATGGCAGAAAACGAATCACTGCCATACCATTACCTGCTTTGTCTACTTCGGGTTGCCAGAAACGGTCATCTTCTTTTGAACCTGCTTCTACATTTGTTGATGTCGATTCGATTGCTTTGGTAAGCTTCTCGAATGAATTGCTGTTGCGTTTAAGTTTTGAAAAATCGCTCATTTATTTACCTCGTATAGTTAGTGTTTACGTGAATGTGTTGCGTCTTATCCACTCTATCATTATATAATACTTCCTCTTCGGTGTCAAGCACCTCCTGAAGAATCGATATAGTTTGCCGTATATCCTTATGAAGAATACCTATACCTCCTGCCGCATTGAAATCATCGATAACATCTTGTGTGTCATCAATCAAAATAACATCAGGTTTAGCATAGTCTTTTTTCAGGTGTCTACCAGGAACAATATTCGCAGTATAGAGAATACCATGCCTCTTCAACCATATCTTCTTTTGCTTCTTTACCTCTTCGTGGTGAATAAACCCACCAGATGATGAGAGTATCTCCACTGATATATTTAGGGTGCGTATAAACTCAAGCAACTCGACGCAACCAGCATACTGTTCAAGACTCTCAAAGTTCTTACCCTCAACAAACCAGTTCCAATTGTCATCGTGCTTCTCACCACGTTCACGACTTGACTTGGGTTGCAACTTGTAGAGTTCTTTATATCTTTTAGCAAAATCAGACAGAACACCATCCATATCAAGGTAAAGTTTCTGTATTTTCATGTAGTTCTTTCTTCAGTAATAGTTTGTATTTTGTCACTTCGAAAGGAATGAACGGTGTATACTTCTTCATCCTCAAACTGAGATTTGGATAATGGATCGTATCCACTACCTTTCTATCCCACATCGGCAAGAAGTTCAATATAGCATTAAGTATACATCCAGTTTCAAATGAAATATCACCATACAATATCATAGACAATAATACTGGATATCCATTAGGTGGCACCATTAATAGCTCATCAGGGTTCTTATGGTTCATTATTGGTACAATATCATTGGTGAAGGTATAGGTCAACGACTGTATTACCTTCTGTCTATCACGATATACTACATCTGCATCATTCGTTAGTAAATATCCAATCCATACATCAGAATCACGCAGAAGATTAGCAATAATAAAATC